TCTCTGCACCATGTCAGGCAGAGCACCTACAAACTCAGGGCCATCATTCTCCGAAGCTGCTATTACTGCACTGACAAGTGTGATATAGTTCATCAGCGTTAGCCATAGTAAATGTATACTTTACCAGCGTTGCTTGCACCCGCCAGAGATACATTACCATTACATCTGACACCATCATCTCCAATGTATACGTTGTCACCTGTGTTAGCTGCAAGGACTGGTTGTTTAATAACAGGTCCTGCACTGTCTCCAATCACCAGTTCAGAGGCAGCGGTGACAGCGTAGGTGTACAGTCTAATTCTAGTGTCAGATATGGTGGTGCTTGTAATAGTATCTACAAAGAGACCGTTACCTCCTCCACCACTTTCTACCTGCGCTATTCTAAGGGTAGTGCTCATTCAATTATCTCCTAAAAAAATAGGGGAAGACCTATGTAAGATACTTCCCCTATTATAGATCAATGCTTATAGCTTTCCAAGGTAGTGGCTTATCTTTCCACCGCTACAAGAATGAAGTCAATGGTCAAGGTCTTAGCAGCTGCTTCACCATTCTGAATACCAAACGAGATCGTCAGGTCTTCATCATCAGGAGCATTGGTTGTGCCAGTGATCTCACCAACCTGTACGTCATCTTGATAAGCGCGGAACACAGCACCACCTGTGGCAACGTCCAGCGGATCATACTCAAACGAAAGCGTGACAAACGTGTCATCTTCCATTGCATTCATTTCTAGAACGCTCAAGCTAGAACTGTTGTCCTTCTCAATGATAAGATCAGGCTTTGTATCTGCATCAACTTTAAGGAAGAAGATACCGTCTGTGACATCAAGAGGAGTTGTATCAGTGATCTGAAGACCCATGACAATTTCTGACTGCGTTGCGTCATTGGTTTTAAACCTAGCAGAGAAGAACATTCTCTTGCTAGAATCCCACTTGAAAGACTCACCCTTCAGCTGAAAGAAGTCCAGATCATTATCTGCATCATCATTGGTAATCAAGAGTTGACCACCTGCACCAGAGGTGATTGCCTCTGAGGCGTTACCAGAACCAGCTTCAGTGGTGGTGATGGTATAGATACCAGAGTGGTACTCAAAAAAATCATCGAAGTACGTGTAGTACTTTGAAGGGTCTAAATATGGGTAATTAAAAAGGGGATGACCCTTTGTTCTATTAGAAACTCCGTTTGGAAAATGTGTAGGCATATTGAACAGTCCTTTCCTAGACCAGCACCCGAAGTGCCATTCAACTATGTTAAAGAAATAGTGGAGGAGCCTTTTACAGCCCCTCCACCTTAGAATGCTTTAGGCACCCTGTGAACCGAAGAACGATCTCCAGTCCGAGAAGCCGAAGCTGTAACGCTCTCTGGCTTTGAAACGAAGGTTGCCCGTGTCAAAGTCAGGTTCCATCTTCGTGGCAAGAGGCGCTCTGACAAACATTTTCGTTCCGTTGGGAACGTCAGTTTTGATGAAGAACGCATCTGCATCTTGGAACCGCTTGTTCACATAGTAACCTTGCGGCATCATACCAAGATTGTTGATGGCGTTGATGTTGTTATCAGCCGTGTTAGGTTGATACGGGCTGTTCAGCACACGGTCTGCCGTGAACTGATTTCCCGGCGCAATGTGGAGCGATACCGCATTGGAGCCGATCAGAATACCCCGATCATCCTTCATCGTCTGAATACTGATAAGCGCAGTTTCCAGCGCAGCTTCCGAGAGATCAACCGTACCAGCAGTGCCGATCAGGTTGCTCTGGGAACCATCACCCACCGTGGGGTGACTTGCACTGAACAACGGTTGTCCGTCACCACCCGTGAAGGCAGTGTTGAAACCGTTGTTGAAAACATCAGCAGCTTTGGTCTGCTTGGTGCTGGCCATGGAACGGGCAAGCCCTTTGGCACGTAGCTTGGCAAACGTGTCATACAGGTTGTCTTCCATTGCCTCTTCCGTAACAGCGAAAGCAAGGCTGATGGTTTCATGCGTGTAGCGAGCCGTGAAGCTCTCTTGCGCGTTGTCGTACTGAACGGCAGCGCCCTCGCCTTTGACAGGGGCTTTACCAAATCCAGTGAACAGTACTTCTTCCTCGAAAGCTCTGTCCGAGTTTTCCGTTTCAAAAAGTACTGCGTGTTCGTCAGCAACTTCTCCATACTCCATACCGAAAACGGCATTGAGTCCCGGAAGAAGCTGCTTGGCAATACTTGCTCTATTAATAGCCATTGTTTAAGCTCCTTTCAGGTTACGCGCCAGATGACACACGGGTCAACTGGTGGTGGATAAGTTGAACTTCAGCAATCGGGAAAGCACGCTCCGAAGCGTTATCAATATCATTGCCGGGTTCGTCAACGAAATCAATAATGCGGAACATAGCTGCCACACCAGAAGTTCTGGACGCAACATCGAGACCAAACCCTGAACGACCAGTGAAGGTAGAACCTGCACCTCTTGTCACTTCAAAGTTGAACTCCATGATATCGCCAACAGAAGAACTGGCATCACACTGAATTTCAAACGTAGCGTGGGGATCGTCAGCAACAATCGCGTAGGCATTGCTGGCAGAAGTTCCCGTAGGCCAATGTTTACGAAACTTTGGCTCACCGTCTTCTTCGTAGAAGCACCCCATGAAAACCCCAATGGGGTGATCAGCGGCACCGCTGTCGTTACCAACAACAGAAACAAAACCTTCTCTTACGTGGACCAGATCACCCGTGAAGATGCTACCTGCACAACCAGATTTGATGCGGTAGTTTTTCGTCTTCAGAGTATTGGCACCACCAGAGTACCGACGCGAAGGAGTGAGACCATTAAGGGCTTTTGTAGTAGTCATACTACCATCTCCTTTCCTTTAAAGATGAGTAGAATAAGCAGCAGTTTGTTAGTTTTGGAACTGTGGCATTCTACCCTTGGTTACACTAGATTTGCTATTATTTGAAATGGGCATTCTAGAATCAGAAGCTGCCATCAATTGCTGATTTACAGCGTCCATCATGGCGTTTGCCTTGTCCTGATAATAATCATTTCTGGCCTTTGCTTTGCCACGGGGCATCTTGGCAAGAGCGACATCCCCCCGTACAACGCAATTTTGATAGCGACCTGTATCTAAAACAGTTGCAGAGTGTAGCATTTCAGGAACTTCTTCCGGTGTTACAAATACCCAGCCTTGGCTCATTTTGTTTCCTACGTTCTTGTAGTCATCATCACCCTTAACGGAGATGCGTATCCAACGGAGAACCATGTCTTCATTGGTGAATCTGTCTACAACAAGATCAGGAATATCTAAAAAGTTAGGTTCAGTGTATGTGTATTCCTTGGTTTCAACTTCCCTTGCTTGACTTGCTCTACTACTTGTTTTACTCATCTTTAAACGCTCCTTTGTTTTGTTACGCGCCTAGCCTACTGGTACATACTCACCTGCTGCTCTGTCGGCTCTTGCCTTTTCAGCAGCATATTTTTCCAGTGGTATGTTCCACTTCTGTGCTAATCTTACATCTTCCTGAGAAAGCTTAACCTTCTTTCCTTTGGCAGATGCGGTGGTTGAACTGCGCGACTGTCCAGCGACCACCTGTTGTGCAGGTTGTGAATCTGCAACTTCACTAAACTTGTGCGGGAACTCCGCTCTTATTCTCTTATCTACCTCCTGATAAAACTCTGGTGTAGATGAATCATAACCTTCTGACTTTAACTGGGCGTCAATTGTAAGAGCCGCCACTGTCATAATTTGATCTCTGTTAAACCAAGAGTTTTCTGGCTTTTGACTCCATTCAACAGCAAGAGGATCGTATTCATTTGCTTGCTGTTGCGGTGCAGGTTGAGTCTGTTGTTGCTGCTGCGCCTGTACCTGTTGTTCTCTCTGTGACAGCTGCGCCTCGTACTGTTGAATAGCCTGTCGCTGCTGACTCAGTGTTGCCAGATCAACTTGACCTTTGTTGATCAACTCTTGGGCTTCTAGCATTTTCTCCTTTTCGCCTAAGTCATAGGCATCAAGGTATGCTTTCTTTGCCATTTCAATCTGCTGCTGTAGGAGCTTCTCATTTGTGTCTGTGTTAGACTTACTAGCCTCTACAGTATATTTATCTCTTTCTGTCAACTGCTGAATAAGTGCTTGCTTTTCAGCTTCTGCTTTGGCAAGAAGTTCAGCTTGTTCTTTTTTCTGCTGAACCAGTTGACGAATACGTTTCTCTGCGCCTTTGGTTTCAATTCCATCTAGTTCTGGAATATCTTTTTTTTCAGGCTCTGGGGCAGCTTCTACTTCTGGAACTGGTTCTGGCTCCGACTCTGCGCCCTCTACTTCAAACTCAACTTTATCTTCTTCTGCTTGACTAGGGCTAGTGTCAATCTCGCTCCACTCAGTTAGTTCTTCAGCAACTGCTGCTTCTTTTTCTTCTGACATTTATTTCTGCTCCATAGTTTGCGACGACTAAGATTACGCATGTAGTAGTATTATTATATAGATAACACAGTTATCCACCTAAAACAAGAGTTGTGTCTAGGTCTTCTGGGCTATCTACTTTCATTATAATTTGATCATCAAAGAGAATAAGAAGCTTGACGCCTTTGTAGACAAACTTTGTGCCGCTTAACTTTTGATAACAAACATAGTCTCCAACTCGACACCACGGTCCTGCAAGAAACTTATCTTTGTCTTCGTAGGCAAGCGTTCCAACTTTGAGTACACGCCCCACCGTGGTGAGGTAGGCGATATCATCTCTGGCTCTTTCTGGGAGAATAATTCCTCCTTTGGTTTTTGCCTTAATAGTGACAGGGCGAACCAGAACGTGATAACCCGGAATCTCCGGTAGAACCTCTGGATCAGGTACGTCCCCTTCTGTAATCCATGTATCATTAGGCATTGCCCCTGCAAGTGAAGGATTAATCATCGTCTTCGTCTATCTCCATTCGTTTGTTAATAATCTCTGTCAACCTGTTATAGGACCAGTCTATACCTGAGATTGTTCCTACAACCTGTCTATAATGGTTATAGTCCTCTACTTGGCCCTTTGCAAGGAAATCTTTTAGAGATTCTTGTTCTGCCTTAAAAGATTGTTTGATCTCGTCAAAAATATCCATATGATTTATTTTCTACGCGAGACCCTTCTCTTTTTCTTTGACTGTCTCTTAGCTGTTCTTTTAGAATTAGACATGGCAATGGCCACCGCTTGTTTTTGCGGGTAACCCTCTTCTCTAAGTTTTTTAATGTTGGCTGAGATAGTCTTGGAAGATTTACCGGGTTTAAGAGGCATTAGAAATTGACCTCATTTCATCTGAAAGATTACGTGCTCTATTGTAGGTTTGCTTTGCCCACCTAGAATCCATCATCTGATTAGCTGCTTCGCTGTAGTCTTTTGGATTTTGTTTAAGAGCTTTCCACATTTTTTTAAATTTAGATACACCTGATTCACCCATCTGATATACCATTTCTATAATAATTTCTTTTGCCTTGCAAGGTAAATCTTCTACTTTATTCTTTTTGATAAGCCTGTCAGCACCGTCTTTAGCTTTTTGTAAATCTTCTTGAAAAAGTTTTTCCCAGCCTTCTTGATCCGTTGGAATTTCTTCTCCGGGCAATATTTTATGCCCATAACCTCCTGTAAGAAAGCCAAGCGTGTCAGTATAGGGTTTAACCATATATCCTTCATGTTTCTTTATTCTCTCTTCTAAAGTTTTCATCGCCCTGCGCCACCCTGTTTAACAGCATTTACCAACATACCCAGAGCATCTTTTTGATTCTGCGTATCCGCTTTCTCAGATTCTAGCGCAAGTTTACCAGCTGCTTCCAAAGATTTCTTTGCGTCTCTGTCAGCTTCCAGAGAAAGTTTACTCAGATCAATGAGCGTGTCTAGCTGAACTTTCTTATCTGCTGTTTCAGATTCTTGCGCTCTGACTTCTAGATCAGCTGCTTTTTCCAAGGCGTCCATCTGCATCTTCTGTTGATCAAGTTGCAGACGCTGCTGCTCTATGTTCATCATCTGTTGCTCTGGGCTTTGTGCTATGCCTAGCGAGGCGTTTGCATTTGCCACAGCTTCAGCTGCTTCTGCCATTACCATGTCACTGGTTTGCTCGTCAGTGGCAACTCCGGTGACCATGCCGCCTATCTGTTCTTGATACTTCATCAGCATGTGATCTCTGATGTTGGCGTTGAGTATAGGCACAATCTGTTGCATCATGGGGTTTGCACCGTTGCCGGGGTCTTTGAGGAAGGCGCTCTTGAATTGAATGTGAGCATCGTGGTTCTGTCCGGGGAAAGCTGCAATGGGTTGCCCTTTGGAAGCTGCCATGATATCTGCCAGTGGGTCTCTTGCCTCTGGCTTTTGTTCTGGCGGGAGCACCTCGTCAAGGTTTGGAAAGTTTGCAGCGGTGAGAACTTCTCTGAACAGGGCTGGCATGTTAAATGTACCGGGAGGAGTTTGGCTGGCCAGTTGTATTGCCATCTGTCCCATGGCAAGCCTGTGAGCAGAGGACGGTATATTGGGGTCAGACACAGGTATGATATCAATCCTACCATCAAAGTCGTCCTTGAATACCTGCTGGTCTCCTCCTACAACTTCGTAGGGGTACGCAGGTGGGAGAGACTCAAAATTAATTCTGGCCAGAATGTCAAACTCGTCTTTCTGCGACTTGTGCATTCTCTTGTGTATGGCTGTGGAGAACTTAGACGATGCGTCTAGGAGTGCCATGGTGGTTCCCACGGGACCATAGTTAGACGAGTCTTTGATAATATTCTCTGTGGAGTCAGCAAACTTCTGCCCAGCTTGTACAACAAACTGTAGCATCTGTAGGAGCGTACCTGACGGTTCTTTATAAGGGAGCGGTACAATTGCCTTGGTAAGGTCAATGCCTGTGCTCTCCACCTCTTTGAACTCACCGGGAGAGATAGGTTCATTGTCACCTACAAGTCTGACACCTCTGGCCTTGAAACCACCGGGGAGGTTGGCAAACTGTCCTGCGTCTACCAGAGAACGCATGGCAGTTGTTGCTGTCATGGTCAAATTACCTAGGAAGTGAATCAGCCCTAGCCCGTAGAAGGCAAAGCCCGGAACATACTTGTAGTGCGTAAAGTGGAGTATACGCTCTCTGGTTGGGTCTTCAGGGTTGTAGTTTCGTTTGATGGAAAGAACCTGTTTACTGACTAAATCTACTGTGACTACATAGGGAAGGGCAACGCCACTAGGATCGCCATATGGTTCTGGAAGATCAAGGTTACAGTGCTGCTCCAATAAAACATATTGTGGGTCCTCCTCTAACGATGGCGTGATGCCCATGATGTTGTCAATCTTCTGGTTCATTGAAGTTACTTCTGGTGCAGAAGGTTCTCCAATGTCAGTGTCTAGATACATTCCAGATACAACATCTTTTTTGAAATCGTTTGGAGAACGATAGATAACGTGAGTATATCTCTCTGCTGTTCTGAGATCAGTGGCGTAGTAAGATACATAGAAGTGGTCCACTGGCACAAACTCAGAGACAGGTCTGTTCTTGACCTGATCAAAATAAATTTTCTTGAAGGCAGAGCCAATAAGCGGTAGGTGAAAGAGCATACGCTCAAACTCGTCAAAGTATTCTGGCATCTGCTGTGTAAGCTGATAATTCATAAACTGCTTGACACGCTGTGCCTGTTCTTCTCTGGCAACGGTGTTTGCGCCTATGACTTGTGATCTGACAGGACCAGCTGGGGGAAAGAGTTCTTGAGAAGCTCTGCTTTGAAACTTAACTGCTGACTCAATAAGGAGAGGGTGAACTGCTGTGCAAGCACCGTCAAAAGGTTCTGTGGTCTCTTGTAGTTTTAGTCCTAGAAGATCAAGACCGTTCTCAAATGCTTGTTCCCATTCTTCTCTGGATTCTTTGTCTGCTTCGTAGTTGTCAATGACAGCGTTGCCTATCTCTACAAGATCATCTTCTTCTAGAAACTCAGCTAGGTTGGCGTAGTGGTCTTGTTCAGAGATGATAAGAAGGTCTGCTTCTATCTCTGTATCACCAAACTCGACCTCTACACCTCCATCATCGGTGGGGCTAAACTGAACAACCTCTCCTTCCGTTTCTAGAACAGGCGACTCTCTTCTTAGTTCTTTTATCTCTTCCTCTGGTAGGAAAGGATTTTGTTCCACTGCCATTGACTAGGTTCCTTTACTTGGCTCTGCCGCCTCTACGCATGGCTTTATGACGTAGACCGCCGCCAGCTTTTTTACGCATCTTGGTAGTTTTACCACCATATTTAAGTTTCATCTTAGATGTTTTACCACCACCTCTCATTTTCATTTTAGAGGTTTTACCTCCACCCATCATTCTTTTAGCTGGTTTCTTCTTCATCTTCGCCATTGTCAAGTTCCTCCTCCTGATAAAGGTTGTTGAAAGTTGTGTAAGGGTCCATGTAACTGTTATGGATTTCTGCAGAGTGAACATACTGACTAGGCGCAAAGTCTGGTGCACCTTCTCCAGTGATCCACATGGCAGGGTTTGTCACTCTGACCCTGTTATTGGGTAGAGCCACAATATTACCTGTGTAGTTCCCTGCATCTGTCAGTTCTATGACATGCGACTGTTTGTGCTGTGCAGGGTCATCTGCTATCTCGTTGTCAGTGTAGTCCACAGTAAACATATACTTACCTGTATAAAATTCTCCACCTATCTTGCAGAGCCACGGGCTAGAAGATATACGGTCCATGACAATGACAGAGTGATGTCTTGAAGAACAGTCCCATGGCTGTGCAAAGTGCGTGGGCATTAGCTCTGGTAGTTCTTCCATCTGTGTGTCAGCGATAAGACCAGTGATTGGCATTCTTGCCCACATGGCACCACCGTGTAGGTTCTCTTCGTCATCCTCTGCTTCACAACCTGTAAAGACTACATTAAAGCTAAGACACCTGTCTGGTATTGTATTTACAGATATTGCCAGAGCGTGTAAAAAATCTCCGTGGTAATCTTCGTGGTTGTGTGTAAACTCCTTTCGTACAAGGCATCTAAAAAAAGGTATATTCGATATTAAGTAAGACATTCAGTTCCAATTCCAGTATGTTTTCTTTTTGACAGGTTCGTCTTCGTAGTCTGGATCATCTGGATGGGACAAATGCCAAGAATCTTTTAGATAGTGTATTGCCATGACCATGGCGTCTACTTGGTCATCGTGTTTGGCAAAGGGAAATTGTATAGCCTCCGCGTATAAATCTTCTGCCCAATCTCTGCCTCTGGGGAGCCAAACCCTTTCAGCTTCTAACATGGGCGTTATAGAATGTACTCTGGATACTTTATCACGGTCTGGTAGGTAATCCAACACAGGAAGTCCTGCTCTTCGCATATCTTGTATCAGGCTCTGTCCAGATGCCTTCTTTTCTATGATACACACATCTGGTTGATAATCATCGTACAGGTCCTGCGCTGTCCTTCTCAGTTCCGGGTATTCTAATCTTTCTCTGACATTGCCCAGAAGTACAAGGTTAGGTGCTAGGTATTCTCTGCCTAGACTATCTACAAAGGGGTAGTCAAAGATGCCCCATGTCTGTATCACAGAGTAGTCAGCTGTGCTCCGAGTGGAGAAAGCTGTGTCGTAGGTTTGTATGATCATGTCACACTCTGGTGGCTCCTCGTCTGTCCAGTTTTGAAACCACTGTGATTTGATAGCTGACCCCTCGTCAGGTGTGGGGTTCTGCATATACAGGGCTTGCCAGTACTTAGACCCGTTGTTGGCTCTGATCTCTGCCTCGTCTAGTCTAAGGAGTTCGTCAGGTTTCCACTCTGGAAAGTAGGACGTACCCTCTGGCAGGTTCAGTAGCTCTGCAGATTCTTGATCTAGCCATGCAGGTATGGACACAACTTCCCACGGTACAGTGTCCTCTGTCTGGTTGTTGAGGAGCCAGCCACAGAGATCGTCTTCGTGGTATCTGGTGTTGATGATAATAACAGAGCCGTTGGGCATCAGGCGTGTTCTTAGACCAGAGGGATACCAATCCTTGATGTACCTACGCCCTGCCTCTGAGAAAGCGTCCTCCTCTGACATGGCATCGTCTATCAGAGCAATGTGTGCTCCTCGCCCTGCAATCTGGCTCCTGACACCTGCAGCGTAGTAGATACCGTTCTGCTTGGTCTTCCACTTACCAGCCGCTCTTACGTCCTCTCTGAGGTTTGCACCGGGAAATATTTCTTGGTAGAGAGGCATCTTCAGAATATCTCTGACAGTTCTACCAAAGTCTGCGGCCAGCTGGTCAGAGTGAGATATGCTCATAATTTCATGAGAGGGAAAGTTACCAATGTACCATGCAGGGAACAGTTGAGAACAGAGCAGACTTTTGGAGGAACGTGGCGGGAGGAACACCATCAGTCTTTTGGGATCAGGTGAGTCTACAATTGTCTGTAGTCTTTGGCTGATGACCTGTATGTGTCTGCCTGTTTTAAAATCTGGGACCAGTTGAGGCGCAACAAACTGTACAAAGGAGAAGAAATCCATTCTGGAGTTTTCAACTGCTTTGAGGTACAGACTATTTCTAAGTTGTTCTTTAGTGGTAAGTTCGTCCACTGTTGTCTGGGTCTCCACCTTTTTCTCCGTAGTATTCTGTCATTTCATCTGTCATCAGGTAGATCAACTGTATCACTTGGGCAAACATATGCCTCATGCGCTGAACTCTGTGATCCACGTTTTCTATGTCGTTCATGGGATGAGAGAAAGCCACCACCTGTAACTGATTGAACATCTCTTGTAGGTAGTCAATCTGTTCTGGGAGTGTCAGGTTTACGCTCACCAGTTTATTCTTTGCCACCGTCTACAACCTTTAGTCCCACATTGTAACCAGATACAGCGGCGAGGTTCTTGATATCTGCGTCCAGATCAGAGGTGAAGGTAGAGTCAGCGCCGTGAAAGTGTGTGTTCTGTTTGATCTCTTTCTTGTCAATGAACATGCCAAGATGCTTGCCCATGTTCTCCAGAGAGCGGTTGGCGTTGGTATAGTCCTCTGCCTCTGTGGCTCGCATATAGGTCTGGTACATCTTGTCGAGGACTTTCTGCGCGTCCCACGAAACCTTCTCTACAACGTCTTCTCTGAGTATCTCTATATAAGCTCTGAGCTTGGGATTTGCCAAATACTGCTGTGCTCTTCTGGCAGTTCTGGTACGGTCTAGGTCACCGTCTGCTTTCTTGACAGGGGCATACCCTGCCTCTAGGAGAGCGTGAGTGGCATCGTTGGTGGCAATGTACTGCTCTGCAAATTTAATCTGCTTTCTGGTCAGACCATAGTTCTCTGATCTGGCATTCTCTGGTGTGTCGTACTGACCCTTGAGCTTTTCTTTCTCGTCGTCTGTCAAAGTTATGATACTCCTTCTTTTATAAATATATTATACATAGACCCGGAGGGGAACACAAGAAGAAAGAAGGGAACACAGAAAGGGACTTGCAAACTCTGAAGAATCATGATAACCTGCTGTTTAAGCGACGGGGAGAAATAT